ATGTTGACCAGTTTCAAAAGGGTGACATGAAGGGTGACATGGGACGTAAGCCCAAGGCACTAACATCACTCGTGCGTAACACAGTTAACATGATTGGTAGTTATAACGTGGGCATGGTATGTACAAATCATACATATGCATCGCAGGATATGTTTGATCCAGATGATAAGATATCAGGTGGACAAGGATTTATCTATGCAAGTTCAATTGTAGTAGCAATGCGTAAATTGAAACTTAAAGAAGATGAAGATGGTAACAAGGTAACGGATGTGCGTGGTATTAGAGCTGCGTGTAAGGTTATGAAGACACGTTACGCAAAACCTTTTGAATCAGTCCAGGTTAAGATTCCATACGAAACAGGAATGGATCCATACAGCGGACTGGTTGATTTATTCGAAGCAAAAGGTTTACTTAAGAAAGACGGTAATAGACTTAAATATACTGACCTCAACGGAGAGACGCATCTAGAATATAGAAAAGCGTGGGTTGGTGAAAAGTTAGACATGATTATCAAGGATATTGCCAACAAGCCTGACATTGCGGATGAGGAAACCATTGAGGAAAAGACTGAAGCAGTTGAAGAAAAATAAATGAACGCAAATTTATTATCAGACATTTGGAATATCCTCAGCGATAAGATAGCTGAACAGGACAAGGAAGTGGTGGCGCGAGAATTCGTGACCACCCTGCTTGACTATGACATACCAGAGTCAACTCTGGAAGAAATGATGGGCATAGACACGTACCTTGATGCGGCACTTGAGTATGCGTTAGCGGATGAACCAACTGATGATATGGATGAATATAATTAAGAATGACTAATTGGTACGATAGGATTACTAAGGACATAAGCAGCATTCCAAATGCTGTAGAATATTATGAAAAGGAACTTGTAGAGGCCAAAAAAGAAACTAACGTTAAGGGCAGAATTGAGACTGCCTCAGCAACAATGCCTGCAATTGTAGAAACAAGATTTAGTCAGTTACAGGAAATTGAAGCAATATTGGAATACCTTAACATAGAGCTGAGGAGGCTAAGAGCCAGCCATTTTAGAAAGTATGTTGAAAATTATCAAAGACAACTAAGTTCAAGAGACGCGGAAAAATTCGTGGACGGTGAGGCAGACGTAGTTGATTTTGAAAAAATTATAAATGAATTTGCTTTACTAAGAAATAAATGGTTGGGCATTATTAAAGGGCTTGACATCAAGCAATGGCAGTTATCAAATATTGTTAAATTGAGAACTGCTGGATTGGATGACGCCACAATCTAATCATTAGGAATTTGGAATTTAAATTCTTCTAGTTCATCACCATAATATTTCTCAACCATTTTAATAAAGTCTTTGGTAAAATATTGAGATTTGTCTCCACCTCTTACATTTTTTCTTTGATCCAAAGGAGCGTGGCAGCCGAGCAGATCCTGTATGATTGAAAAATCGTCCTCGAGATATTCAAATCTTAACAGATGATCAACTCCTCTACTGTAACTGACCTGTGATTCAAACAAAGGATAATGGTATGGATTGCTAGAATTTTTAAAATAGTCAAAAAAAGCAACTATACCCTGGTTAGCCAAAACATAAATCAAACCTTCATTGCTTTTGAAATCAAAAGTGCCCGTCCTTTTAATTTGCTTATTGATCCTGATGGCAACTTTTCGATAAGAGAAGTCAAACAAACTAACCAATCTATTATACGTGTTCCTTATGACCGTGAATGACCATGTGGGTTTGTTATCATTCTTAATATAATCAGAAAATAATTGGTGCCCAGGCATGAGTATTTTTTTATCATCAGGACTGTTCACGTTAGAAACTATCCAGGACTGAATTGATTTACCTGCAGTTTTTGGAATGTGTATGAATACTGGTAACTGTTCGAATTTAGGATTCATAAAAATATTTATCAGAACTCCCTGCAATCTAGGAACATCTAGAGAGATCGTCAACACATTTTCAGATAATCTACAAGAACAATATTCGTCAGTTTACAGAACTGTTGATGAAGTAAAAAATTTAATCAACAAAAAATTTAAACTAATTGAAACTGTGAGAATCTATCCAGATGAAATCGAAAGTAAATTTGGAACAAAACAATACTATTTTGTAGCAGAAAAATTATAGTCAATTAACTGCGCATATAAATACCAGTATGAAAACAATCGTACTCGTAACTGGAGGCTTTGATCCCCTGCATTCTGGACACATTGCGTATTTTACTTCGGCACGAGAACTGGGCGATGAACTTTGGGTAGGAATAAATTCCGATGAATGGCTGACGAACAAGAAGGGAAGGGCATTCATGCCAATCAATGAGAGGCTGGAAATTATCAAAAATCTATCCATGGTGAGTGAAACGATTGAATTTAATGATGCGGATGGCACAGCCAATGACGCCATTAGAAAATTGATTGAAATGGAACCAAATGCACACTACATTTTCGCGAATGGTGGAGACAGGAAGGAGGCTAATGTTCCTGAGATGGAGAGATTCCATCCAAGGCTGGATTTTGTGTATGGAGTGGGTGGTGAAAACAAGAAAAACTCCAGCAGCTGGATACTGAACGATTGGAAGAGCCCAAGGACTGAAAGGCAGTGGGGCTATTACAGGGTATTGGATGAACATGGAAGTCACACCAAGCTCAAGGAGTTGGTAGTCAAGCCAGGCAAGAAACTGTCAATGCAGCGACACAGGAAGAGGGCGGAACATTGGTTTGTTGCGGAGGGCACTGCCAAACTGTATGGATGGGATGATGCCGTTGGAACCTATGAGGTGGGCGAGTATTCCGCACATGAACACATACACATTGACCTCAAACAGTGGCACCAATTGGCAAACGAAACTGATGCTGATTTAAAAATAATTGAGATACAGTATGGTACGGATTGCGTTGAGGAGGACATCGAGAGAAAATGAGCGACTGGATATTCATCAGCAAGGGCGGCGAGGACCCCTACATAAATGATTTTGCGAAAGGGTGTGGAGCCGTGCCCGTCAACTCCGATGACTTTGACTATGATGCTTCGGACAAACCCATAGTGCTGAGAGGCATCCTCAAGAAGAAGTGGATACACAGATGCTGGGAGGACGGCAGAGACTTTTACTACATGGACACTGGATACTTTGGAAACGAGCCCGCGCAGAGCAATCCCAACGGTTGGAAGTATTGGCACAGGATAGTTAAGAATGATTTGCAGCATGGAGAAATTGTCAAGCGTCCGGATGATAGGTTCCGAGCATTTAAGAAAAAATTCCAGCCATGGAAGAGGGATGGCAGAAAAATCCTGCTCGCAGCACCCGATGAAAAACCAATGAAATTCTATGAGAAGGATTTGGAATCGTGGCTAGCAGATACAATTACAGAAATAAAAAAGCACACGGACAGGCCCGTAGAAGTTAGGCGCAGGAACAAGCTGAGAACGGATAGGCTGTTGAAGGACACTCTGAAGGAAGCACTGCACGATGATGTGTTTGCGCTGGTAACATTCAATTCAAACGCAGCCGTGGAATCAATATTCGAGGGAGTGCCAGTTTTTCCATTGGCACCAACCAGCGCTGCCAGTCCAGTGGGGCTAAGAGATTTATCCCAGATAGAAAAGCCATACTACCCGGACGATGATAAATTATATGAGTGGGGATGCCATTTGGCGTATGGACAGTTCCACATCAGCGAAATTAAAACAGGACAAGTCCAAAGGATGTTAGAACAATGAAAGTATTCGTAGGATATGATACGAGAGAAGACATTGCATACCAGGTGTGCAAGCACAGCATAATCAGCAAGCAGCCCCAGGCTGACGTGCAACCATTGAAACAACAGGAACTGCGCGAGGCTGGATGGTACACGCGTGGCATTGACAAATTGGCTTCAACGGAATTTACATTTACACGATTCCTAATACCCGAACTGACGAACTTCAAGGGTTGGGCACTGTTCATGGACTGTGACATGATACTAACCACGGACATCAAGGAACTGTTTGATTCCGCTGATGACAGATACGCAGTTATGTGCGTGCAGCATGATTACAAGGTGCAGGAAGGATTCAAGATGGATGGACAGAAGCAGACTGTGTATCCTAGGAAAAATTGGTCCAGCGTGGTGCTTTGGAACTGCGGACATCCAAGCAATAGGGTGGTTACTACTGATTTGGTTAATGATGAGAAAACCACCGGAAAATATCTACACAGGTTCAGTTGGCTCAAGGATGAAGAAATTGGAAGCCTCAATCACACGTGGAACTATCTCGTGGGAGTCTACGATGACATAGAAAAACCAAAACTAATTCACTATACCGAGGGTGGACCTTGGTTTGAAAATTATAGGAACTGTGAGTTCCACCGAGAATGGAAGGACGAACTGTCCCACATGATGAAGGACTGATGAAGGAAAAATCTCTTGAAGAATCACTGGTATTGGGTTCCGGCAATAGGCTTACCACGGATCCAAATGACAAGACTAAACCATTGGTGGTTAGGGGAGTAATCAAGAGAGATCATGTAAATCAGTGCATAAAGGATGGCAGAGACTTCTATTACATAGACACGGGCTATCTGGGCAATTTTCCCAGCGTTGGCAATCCTAGTGGCAAGAAGATTTGGCACAGGGTAGTCAAGAACGAAAATCAACACAGCACGATAAAGGAAGTACCATCAGATAGATGGGAACGATTGGTTGAACAGGATCCTAGGCTGGAGTGGAAGGGTTGGAAGAATCATGATAAAAAAATTCTACTCGTGATGCCCAATCCCAAGGCGTGCAAGTATTACAATTTTGATTATGACGAATGGGTGGAGGAAACCAAGGATAAGATTTCAAGGTACACTGGCTTGCCCGTAGAAACCAGGATAAAGGGATCCCGCTCGGAAAGGAACAAGGGCTACACGATACATGACGCCCTTGACAGCGGCACATACGCAACGGTTGCATTTAACAGCATAGCGGCACTGGAGTCAGTGCTGTACGGAGTGCCCGCATTTGTTTCCGTGCCCTGTGCGGCAGCACCCCTGAGCAGTTTTGATTTATCGCAGTTGGATGCTCCATTCAAACCATCGGAAGAACTGATAGTAAAACAGTGCAGGCACGTTGCATACGGACAGTTCACGATAGAAGAAATTGAAAACGGCACTGCGTATGAACTTACGGAAAGATACTCATGAAACTGTTACTGAATGACAAGGAAATAGCGCACTTCCTCAATCACAGCATTGATTACTGTGCAAGGGTGCGCAGGGCCATACAGTATGATGATCCTCATACCCAGGATGTCATAAACTCATTCCTTGATAGGGATGCAGTTCGCAAGGAAAAGGCATACAAGAAAAAATCCGAATACATTCCGCAGAAGGACGTGATGGATGCTGAAACAAAAACAAAATTCTATGACAAGGTAAAAAAGGCAGTGATTAGAGATTTGGAAAACTACGTTTATACCGTGAAACAGACTGCATCATTGATTAGAGAGCAAAACTTCCATGGCATACACAGGAACATAGAACAAATCATATCGAGACTGGGCAAGGAGAAAATTTTTGCCAGATACATGAAATCCAACTATAGTAACTTCATCAAGGGAACCGGTACCAGCCTTACCAACACGCCAATCCTGATGAGGCGCAAAGAATTTAACAATCACAGCGAGGATTGCCTGCTGAGGAACACCGTTGGCAATGAGGACCTATTGGTAAACAAGATAGCAAAAAATTATCCCATGTGGTTCATAGACAGTGGCTACACCAACTTCCTGGAACCAAACAAGAAATGGCACAGGCTGGTGAGGAGCCATCTGCACTACGGCAAGGAGTTTGACGCACCCGTCAATAGATTGAACAACTTTCCAATATTTCCGGTACCGTGGAGAAAGAACGGTGAGATAATCTACGTGATAGAGCCTGGACCCTTTGCGGCAAAAATTTTTAACTGTGACTTGAAAAAATGGAAGTATGACGTTGCCCGAGAGCTTAGAAAATATACTGACAAGAGAATAGTGTTTCGAAGAAAGGCTCCCTTGCGACAGAGACCAAAACTAATTAGGCAACTGCTGGATGATGATTACTACTGCGTGGTTAGCATTAACTCAAATTCAGCAACCGAGGCTATATGGGCGGGTGTTCCAGCAATCACCCTGGATAGGCACATAACCAATCCAGTCACAAGAAACAAGCTCAGTGACATCAATGACTTATACTATGGCGATATCAAAAATTGGTTGTGCATGCTGAGCTACAGCCAATTTACCAAGCAGGAGCTCATGGATGGAACTGCCAAGAAAATAATTGATAGATACCATGTCTAAAATTACGGCAGTTGCATACTACGGGGGAATCCCAGCAAACAACTCCAATCCAGAAAAACCTCTCATCCTGGATAACTTCCTACAGGGAGTCAAAAACTCAGGAGACACCGCCGTGGCACATAGGAGCATGAACGTGTTGGACTGTGACGTGGCATTCATACAGGGTTTCGTACACGAACACGGCAAGACGGCACCGCACCTACAATTGAGGAGGAGGGCAGTGGAGCATCAACGCGTGAATGGCAAGCGCTCGCTGATAGTGGACAGCAATTTGTTCCTGTATGCGGATCCCGGCAATACCAAAAGATATCTACGCTACAGTTTTGATGGAGTTTTTCCAACCACGGGATTCTATTTTGATAGGGAGATTGATCCCACTAGATGGCAGAAGATTAGTAAAAACCTGGGGATTACACTCAAGGAATACAGGAAGGATGGTAAACACATCCTTGTTTGTTGCCAAAGAAACGGAGGATGGTCAATGAAGGGAGTACCCGTACAGGATTGGTTGAATGACACCATACGTAAAATTAAATCATTTAGTGATAGACCAATCGTTGTTAGACCACATCCAGGAGACAAAAAGTGGAGGACGTACCTAAGAATTACAGATAAGAACGTTACACTAAGCACAAAACACATAGGAGAAGATCTAAGGGGTGCTTGGGCATCAGTGCTTCATAACAGCAGTCCTGCTGTTGCCAGCACCATAGAAGGTGTACCAGTTTTTCTAACTGATCCTAATCCTGAATTTAGTCAGGCAGCAGAAGTTTCAAACACAAATCTAAAAAGATTAGAGGATCCAAAGACATTTGATAGGAAGGCATGGATAGAGAAATTATCAATGTGCCATTGGAACTTTGAGGAATTGCGATCTGGAGAAGCCTGGCAGTTTTTTAGAAAATTTATTTAAACTGTTGCCAGTAAGGTTCTGACCTAGCAATCCTTAAATCATCTCTCTTGCTCATGCCCAATTGCTTTCTACCACCCTTAAGATGATCAAGATATGCACCCCATTCACAATTAATTAAAGGATGCCCTTCTCCTGTTGACATGCCGGGTTTAGGTCTAATGTCTCCTAGACCTGCGCTCCAGTTGTGCTCATTTAAATTAGTAAATCGCTTTCTTACTTCATCAAAGACAAAACTATCATGCCATTCAGCCATTTGAAATATGCCATTGTTTTCTGCCTCATCATAGACCCTTTGAAATTCTGTAAGAAAGTCCTGTGTGCCATTGTTTGTAAGATGAAGCGCGTACAATCCACACTCAGAATATTTTCCTTTCCTTCCAAGGAAACAAATATCCTTCTTGCCAGGTAATAATCTCTGTAGATCCTTTTCTGTTATAGGACTGTGGCAAAACGTATCAGCGTCCATCCACATTAACCATTCGCTATTGCATTCCTTAGCGCAGGCAAATATGCTATATACCTTGTGCGCAAATCTAACTGCATGCCATTTGAATCCTTTGCCTGAGTCCTTTCTCTTGCTTCTTATAGGATCAGCACTGACGTCACCATTGGCCTTGGGTACATTTTTCCATCGCTCCTTGAATGCTACTAGTTGTGGACTTGATGCGTGTAAATCTCTTACAATTAAGTTTGGTGCAGTTTGGTCAACAATACAATCTTCTGCATAGGCATATAATTTTACGGTGGTTGGCCAATTCTTCGTATACGATTCTATCATTCTCCTGCCATATTGATCGTATCCTGATTTATGAAAAGTTGTCACTACGCTTATGCTCATACTACCTTGCTCCATTGATGACAGAAGTCGAGTTGTGCTATTGCCCTGTATCCTAATTGATAAAGAGTTTTTGTGTATTGTCTTTCAAGAACATCGTTTCCTTCAACAAAGACATCTGGCCAAACCTTACTAAGCAATGGAGATAGAGATTCTATGTATTCCACCTTGTCTAGATCTATGAATACTCCTCCAATGTCTCTCAATTCAAAAACTGCCTTGGCATCTGTCCTTGTTATCAAATTTTTTGCCTTTTTCACCACTGTAGAATCCAATAGGAACACGGTATTGAACATGCCCAGCAAGTCATCAAGATGATCAAAACCATCTCCCACCACCAAACAGTCTATTGGAGATTTTTTTATGCTTTTGGCAATTCTTTTTTGATGCTTGTTCATAGTTTATCATTAAATACTCATATATTTATTGGAGAGAAATGCGTTTCAAACTTTTTAGACAGCACGGAGCACTTAACAGTCCCCAAATATTTGATGCCTTCGAACAGGGCATTACAAACATCGGTCATACCTCGGTGAATAATAATCAAGACGTCAGCGTAATTTGGTCCGTGCTGTGGAATGGAAGAATGAGAGCAAATGAAAAAATTTATAACGAAGCAATCTCACAGAATAAACCCGTGATAATCATAGAAGTGGGAAATTTGATAAGAAATAAGACCTGGAGAATATGCCTCAATCACATCAATGGACTTGGAATATTTGGTAATGATTCTGAGCTGGATCCATCAAGACCCCAACAATTAGGCATCAGACTTTTACCAGAAAAAACAAAAAGGAATCCACAAATTTTGATTGCCACACAGCACGAAAAAAGCCTACAATGGAAGGGCATGCCCCCGATGAAAGATTGGACTGCGGAAATCATTAAAGAATTAAGGAAATTTACTGATAGGCCAATAGTGATTAGGCCACATCCAAGATCACCAATGATGTTGTCTCAGAATATGGAAAACGTAGTCATACAAAAACCCACACAGATAAAAAATTCATATGATGATTTTGATATCAATTACGATTATCATTGCGTCATAAATCACAACAGTGGCGTGCCAATATTGGCAGCCATAGCAGGAACTCCCGTCATAACGGGACCTTCAAGCCTTGCCCACCCAGTTAGTGATACAATTGAAAATATTGAGAATCCCAGCCTGCCAATGAGGGACGATTGGTTGGTGGCAATATCACACTGTGAATGGACGATTAATGAAATAGCCGAGGGGATTCCCATGAAAAGATTGGAAGACAGCATCATGGCACAATTAAACAGTTGATTTTTTCCAAGATTGGAAATATAATGTAGTCATGTCCACGAACACATACATAGAAGATATATTCATGAAGTTCTTCATAGCAATGTCACACAATGGAGTGGGCATGCTACCACGTGACACTGATGCGGCATCAAGTTTCTACATGAGCCTGCTGGAAGGTGATGACATAACTGAAAAGCAGGGCACCTACATCCTCAAAATTCTCAACAAGTATTCTGATACCTGCGCTCCCTACTATGATTATAGGCAACTGCTTGCCAATCCCAAGTGGAAGAAACCATTCAGGATCGTGGATTACCGCAAGCAGATTTGGGTGGAGAGAGATGACAGCGACGTGCTTTGGATATGCCTAAAATTTCCGTTTCAGTTCAAGGAGACATTTGACGCGCAGATAGCGAACACCAGCAGTTATGCCAGCGGAATAACCGTGTGGGACAGGCAGAGAAGAATTAGGAAACTGTTCCTGTATGATTACAACATAATCCGAATAGTTGAATTCTGCAGGGAGCATGGATTTGAGATTGCTGACACTGCGGTTGAGGCCGTATCAGCGGTTGAGGAAATATGGAACAATCAGGAACAGTACCTGCGCACCTCAAGGATAGAAGATGGAAGGGTCGTGCTGTCCAATGCCTCCGAGGAAGCGCTTGAATACTTTCGAGAGCACGGTACCGGCAACACGATGTCAAATTTAATTCTAGCCAAGAACTTGGGCTACGTGTACTCGGGCAGGGGCAGCTCAATGATCGAGAGGATAGCGTCCAGCCACACGAACACGTTTCACATCAAGAACCTGAAAGACTTCCTCAGGCTGTGTTATGAGGTTGAGGGTAAAATAGTAATCCTGTTGGACAAGACTGAACAGTCAATAAATTGGGTGCGCGGTCTCGCAAGGGTGATAAGAGAAAACAAACATGACGCCAAGGACTTTAGAGTGTGCTTTCGAACCAGCAACAGCCTGGATCCTGACTTCAACAAATGGGTTAACGAGAATGGTTTTGGAGGAAAAATTAGTGATGCCAAGTTCCTAATCTTCAGAGAAAAACCCGCAAAGTGGTTGTTCAAACAGGAAAAAGATGCTATAATAGTGGCTAGCAATGATTTGCTGCCGGGACTAAACGGTTCCGCGAGATCGATGCTGAAATCACATCCTTGTGTCATATACATCAGTGAATACAAGCCTGTGAAACAACACGGAGAAACAATAATTGAACTGTAAGCTCATAATAAAGGACGAGGTTAACGTGAAGTTTGAGGGGTTAGCCGTGGAAACTCGTAGGAAGATAGTCAACAAGCTGAAATACGATTTACCATACGCGAGGCACATGCCCGCATACAAATTGGGACGCTGGGATGGCACCGTTAGTTTCTTTGGCATTGGAGGCAATGGTTTCCTCGCACATCTCGAAGTTGCACTGCCCATAGTTGAGAATGATGGTTATGACATTGAGGTAATCGATCAAAGGCAACACAAGAAATACGAATTTGAAAAGATAGATGAAAACTACTGGGCAGACAAGGGCATAGTTTGGCCGGAAGGACATCCGGAGGCGGGCAAACCAATCATCCTGAGGGATTATCAGTACGACGTGGTAAACAAGTTTCTTGAGAATCCACAATCATTACAGGAAGTTGCCACGGGTGCGGGAAAGACGATTACGACGGCAACGCTTTCACATCTCTGCGAGCCATACGGACGCACGATGGTGATAGTGCCAAACAAGAGCCTCGTTGTACAGACTGAGGAGGATTATAAAAACTGTGGACTGGATGTTGGAGTATACTTTGGAGACAGGAAGGAACTAAATCACACCCACACAATCTGCACGTGGCAGAGCCTAAACGTCCTGGAAAAGAAGAGCTATGACAGTGATACCCTATCCCTTGCGGAATTCACGGAGGGAGTTAATGCCGTCATAATAGACGAGGTGCACCAGGCAAAGGCTGACGTGCTGAAGAGACTGCTGACGCAGAATTTTAGGAATGCTCCAATTAGATGGGGACTGACTGGCACCGTGCCCAAGCAGCAGTGGGAATTCCAAGGAATCCTCGCTGGCATTGGACCCGTGATAAATCAGGTAACCGCACATGACTTACAGGAGAAGGACGTGCTGGCAAGGCTGGACATACAGATACTACAAACCAAGGACGTGGAAGAATTCCGCAATTACCAGGAAGAATACACTTGGTTGGTTACGAACGAGAGAAGATTGAAATACATCAGCAATCACGTGTCAGCAGTAGCCAAGAACGGAAACACGCTGGTGCTAGTAAACAGGATTGACACGGGCAAGAAACTGCTGGAGAACATTCCCGATGCCACGTTCATCAAGGGAGATGTCAAGCTGGATGACAGGAAGGAACAGTACGACGAAATCAAGACGTCACACGGCAAGATTATAATAGCCACATATGGAGTTGCAGCCGTGGGCATCAACATTCCACGAATATTCAATCTCGTACTGCTGGAACCTGGCAAGAGCTTCGTGAGGGTCATCCAGTCAATTGGAAGGGGCATAAGGAAGGCTGAGGACAAGGACTTCGTGCAGATATGGGACATCACCTCCACCTGCAAGTATGCGAAGAGGCATCTTACGGAAAGAAAGAGATTTTATAGAGAAGCAAAATATCCACACACGGTAACAAAGGTAGACAGAGGATTTTAAATGAGCACTAAAAAAATATTAATAATGGGACTACCGGGATCTGGTAAAAGTTATCTGGCAGGTATACTGGCACCCATGATTGACGCGGTATGGTTAAACGCAGATCGAGTGAGACAAGAAGCCAATGACTGGGATTTTTCGCCAGAGGGCAGACAAAGGCAGGCCAACAGAATGAAAGATCTAGCACAAAATGCATTGGACAAAGGCAAGCACGTGATTGCTGATTTTGTTTGTCCCACACCAAAAACCAGAGAAGATTTTGGAGCAGATTACACAGTATGGGTGGACACCATCAAAGAAGGAAGGTTCGAGGACACAAATAAAATGTTCGTACCACCAAAGGATTTTGACTTCAGAGTTCCCACGCAGAATGCAGAATTATGGGCGATAAGGATCTCAAACGACGTACAAGAATACACCTGGGACAATCGCAAACCCACAGCACAGATGCTGGGCAGATGGCAACCCTGGCATGAAGGACACCAAGCGTTGTTCGAAGAGATCATAAAAAAAACAGGTCAGGTAAACATCCAAGTGAGAGATGTGCAGGGAGTTGGCGACAATCCTTTTGATTTCGATACTGTGAAACAAAATATCAATAATGCATTAGAAAAAGATTACAACGGAAGATACAAAATCACACTTGTGCCAAATATCACAAACATTTGTTATGGTAGAGGTGTTGGATACAAAATAGAAAATATTGTATTACCCGAGAACATACAAAAAATATCAGCGACCGATATAAGGAAAAAGATGAGAGAAGAAGGCAAACTTTGATAAAGGTAGACACATGAGTGAACAAAAAATAAATGATTGGGCCATGCCTAAAATTAAAAGTTTTAGGACCTACATAGACATTGGTGCAAGTAATGGAAAAACCTCTTTTCCTTTTATAGATAAATTTGAAAAGATAATATGTTTTGAACCAAATCCTAATAGTTTTGAACAATTAAATTCTAATAAATCATTAATATGTTACAATGTTGCACTAGGCGAGATTGAAGAAACTAAGACGCTAATAATAAATGACGAAACCAAAAATCCAGAACACGGATCAATATCTGAGCAGAGAAACAAAGATTGGATAGATGGAGAAAGATTTGAAGTTTCTGTAAAGAGATTGGATGATTTTAAATTTTTCGATGGCGTTGATTTTATTAAAATAGACACAGAGCAGTACGAACTACAAGTTTTAAAGGGTGCAGTAAAAACTCTTAAAAAAAACAAACCAACAGTCATGTTTGAAAATAAAAGAAATGAAGCAGACGAAGCATTAATTTTTCTATTAGAATTAGGTTTCACTGTAAAAAAATATAAAAGCGATACTATTGCTTTCTTTGAGGAATAAAATGAAAATAAGCAACGAAATAAAACTACAACACAAAATTAACTTCACGTCGGAAAACAGTGGCACGCGCGAGCATTTCATTTCCGACATAGTTAAGAATAACAATCTAAAATTGGGCGCGGAGATAGGAGTGCGCACTGGAAGGACGACATTCCACGTCTTGGACGAGAATCCGCTGGTAGAAATGTATGCTATTGACAAGGACATCAGGCAGTTCTTCAATGACGATGTCAAGGAAAAGTATGGACATAGGCTAAAGACGTATGAGACGGACAGCAGGGTAAGTCCTGATTTCGTTGCGGATGCCAGCCTTGATTTTTTCTTCATAGACGCCAGCCACACATACAAGAATGTTAGGAAGGATTTGCTGGCATGGATACCAAAGCTCAGCCATGATGGATGGATGATGGGACATGACATAAATTACCCTTCAGTGCATGAGGCAGTCATGAACGTGATAGGATTTTACGAGGTGGGACCTGACAACGTATGGTTGGCAAGGAGAGACAAAACCTACCCAGGATTAAAGGAGAAAAAATGAGAATACTGACGCTGGAAAATAGGGCATTTGATTTAAACGAACTTCCGGAGGAAGTTGAACACGACGCAAGATTTAGTGTGTTGGATAATTCGGATCCCAAGAATCCGGATTTCTTCTTCCAACCTCTTATATTTTTGGAGAGTTTTAACAGCCCGGCAATACTGATGAAAATAGGAGAGCATGAACTCAAGATGCCATTGGATTGGTCTATTTTGGTTGGTGACAGCGAATGTGGCAGCGATCCCGAAATACTGCCTCTAACGTCAATCAACGAGAGAGGATTCGAAGCATTCATAATGAATCCGCTGAGAGGTTACAAGTGTGATTTCCTTCCAATCGAAATCATAAACATATACCAGGACGTGAGATGGTACTTTCCAAAAATGAGAAATGGACAGTTGCTTACTGTACCTCTGCACGAGTTGGAGAATCCTCCCTGCGCATACTTCGTCAAGGAAATTAGCAGACAATCCGAATCGATTGACCTAGCAGAGCTATTTTGATAACTACTTAAAAAGGAAATAAAGATGAAAGCTGGTAAAATTTGGGGACAGACGGAACTCATACACGCCAACGGAGTGTTGGAATTTCATAGAATTGAATTCAAGAAAGGTTACAAGTGCAGTGAGCACGAACACAGGTTTAAATGGAACGGATTCTTTGTTGAATCAGGCAAGATGATCGTGCGTGTGTGGCAGGATTCGGATCAGGAAGGATTGGTTGATGAAACAATTCTTGGTCCTGGAGAGTTTACACAAGTAAAGCCGGGCAAGATACACCAGTTCGAAGGTGTAGAAGACGGCGTGGCTTTTGAACTATACTGGGCAGAGTTCAATCATGATGACATTGTGAGAAGAACGGTGGGCACAAAGGTCAAATAATGAAAAAGGAGCATAGCATGATCGTCCTGGAAGGTAAAATTTCTCATTTAACAAATCTCGTTAATGCATTTTTATCCTATACGCCTAAGAACTCAAGAGTAACTTACTTGGAAATTGGCGCTCATCGAGGAAGAAGCATGGTTACTATTACAAATATTTTAAAAGATAAATTCGAACATTTACACGTGGTAGGTTATGATATTTTCAACAATGAGTCTCCAGAGTTTCATATTGCCGAGGATAATGGCAAGGGTGCTGGTTCTTTTGGAAAATGTGATAAGGCTCTTAGAAAAATTGTTAAGCGAAATAATAACGTTTCTTATAAACTGGTCGAAGGACTCACAACAAACACTCTGAAATCTACTGCGGTTGAATTCGCTTATATAGATGGTGGGCACAGTTACGAAACGGTAAAGTGGGATCACGAACAACTTAAGGGCTGTAACATAATTGTATTTGATGATAGCGATTTGCCTGGAGTAAATAGATACCTTTGGGAAATTAAAAATCAATATAATTTGTATAATCTTGGAGAAAGACAGGCCATTATTATCAATGATGAGGAAAATTTTAATTTTTCATCTGCAATCGGTATAAAAGAATTTAAAGGAAAGGATCCAGAAACTTACGTTTCATTAAGATAAAAAATGAAAAAAATTATATGTTTTACATCTATGAATAAGCCCTATCATGATAGAATAGGAAAACTAATGATTGATTCGTGGAAAAAGTTTTGGCCAGAAGATTGTCAATTAATAGTTTATCAGGAAGGTTTTGAAATCGAAAATTTTGATAGAGTCACTGGAGTTAGTTGGGAAGAAAATTGTTTAGAAAATTGGAATAAATTTGCAAAAAAAACTAAAGGTCCTGCGGTCACTTTTGCGAAAAAAGGTTATGCTATGATTGCAGGAATGAAAAATATTGATTGTGATTTATTGATTTGGGTCGATGCTGATATTATTACAAATAAAAAATTTCCTAAAGATAAAATTGAATCTATACTACCTCAAAATAAGCTCATTGCATTATTTGATACATATTATCAAATAAAGCCTAATCATACAAAGGAAGAATATCTAGATACTAATAGACCGTATAGTGCTGCTGAAAGTGGTTTTGTTATTATTAATAAAAACCATCAACACTTTAAAGATTATCTAGCAGAGTATGAAAGATTGTACAATAATGAAATACCATTACCGGGAGTTTTTGAATGGTATGATGGAAACGTTTGCTCTACCGCTGCATATGGATTTAGAGAATACATAGAAGATTTAAGCCTTTTACGGACCACAGATAAATCTCAAACGCCAATCAATAGAAGTTGGATTCGAGAATACTGTTATCATGCCAAGGCAAAACAGAAGGACGGATTAGATATTAAACAAATAAGAAATGATTTAGGAATATAATTATGAAAGTAGGAATAGTAGGTTACGGTTGGATTGGAAAAGCAACTCAAAAACTTTTTCCAGATGCACAAGTGTATGACAAGTATATCGAAGGATACACCAAACCATTGGAAGATTGTGATATTGCGTTTCTTGCAGTTCCTACACCGTGGAATCAAGGAGACGGATTAGATTGTTCCGCCGTGGAAGATGCAATTGCCACATGTGGATGTGATTTTATTGTAATACGTTCTGCAACACAGCCTGGCTTTGCGGATGAGATGGTTAAAAAATACAAGAAGCGTATTGTTGTTCAACCGGAATATCTAGGCGAAACTCCCAATCATCCTTTCCTACAAATGGAGTCCAGACAGTTCATGATTCTCGGTGGAGAACCAGAAGACAGGCGAAAAGTCATTGAATGCTATCAGCAGGCATACAATGCAAATGTGACAATTAGGCAGGTTACTAGATATGAAGCAGAGATTATTAAATTCTCTGAGAACCGTGCTATCTTTTATAAAGTGATGCAATGCCAAGAATTGTATGATGCATGCGAAGCAGCAGGAGTAGATTATTATACAATTAGAGATGCTGTATACGGAGACGATCCTAGACAGAATTTATGGTTTAGTTTTGTGTTTCCAAAAAATAGAGGAGCAAATAGTAAATGCATACCTAAGGACATTTACGGTTGGTGTGCGTGGGCAGAAAGTGTTGGCATAGATCCAACTGCAACAAAGTCATTGCTTGAATACAATAATACTCTAATAAAAAGGAACAAAGATGGGAAAGAAAAATAAAGAACCTACAAGATTCATTTCATTAGAAGAATTTAAACAACATCTTACAAACATGACAGATGATGGCATACATGTGAGAGATGACGGTGAGTTCAGTTTTGGATTCAATTGGTATGATTATGTTAAAAATAGAATGAACGAAGATATCATAGCAATGCACATGAATAATCTTACAGCCTTGTACGATGAAATTGGAATATCTCTCAAAGGAAAATCTGTGTTTGACATAGGTTGCGGTAGCGGGTTATCTTCATTGTCTTTTGCCAGACTAGGATGCTCTAAAATTACAAGCATGGATATAGATAACCATTCTGTCATGGCTACAGAACATACTAAAAATAATTTCTGGAAGGGCAACACGGAATGGAACATATACACGCATTCTATACTTAAACCGCCAATGCCTGTGGAGACAAAATCACAGGACATAGTTTACTCATGGGGAGTTTTACATCATACGGGCGATCAGTGGAACGCTATTAGAAATAGTGTCGATTGTGTTAAGCCAGGCGGATTATTTCATGTTGCTCTGTATAGGTCAGGCAGTAAATTTCCTAAATCATTGGATGAAAAATATGCATTTAAATTTGCAAACAAAGAACAAAAAATACAAATGCTTTATGACAGAGCAGGCCAAAAAATCTTTAGCGTAAAGAAAGGAAGAGGCATGAATAAGTTTCACGATGCCTTAGATTGGTTGGGTGGTCTTCCTTATGATGTGGTAGATCCTGATGTTCTTTTTGGTTGGTTAGAAAGTAGATTTAATTTTAAAGTTTTATATTTCCAAGATAGAAACGGTGGTGGAAACTTTACAGCAATACTTCAGCGAGGAAATTAAATGACTGAAATAATTGCCAAATATCATGCACAGAAAAAACTTTTTTCTTCTGATGTTTCTAGATTAAATTTGTTAGATTTAAAATTAGAAAATACAATTAATAATTTACAAAAAAGAGTCAATGTTTGGATGAATCATAATTTTGAATCTATTGTTCCTACTATGATTCCATATTTGCAATATCAAAATTTAAATTTAGATTTCCATTTTAGTGATTACGATGATTCATTTTTGTTTAATGGATATGAGAATGCTGAAATAGAAATAGTGTTTATGAATATGCAATCATATCAGAATAAATTAAATGAGAGTGATTTAATAGGGTGGATTGAAGAAAGAATTAGTTATTTGCGAGAAATTTCTAAAGGAACTATTTTAGTTGTATCCTGGAATAACAAAATTAAAAACCAAATTGAGCAAATAATAACTAACATTCCTCAGTGTCATTATATAGATTTATCTGACATTGCAATTCAAAAAAATATTCCGTTACTTGACACAAGAACTGAAAAATTATCTGGAACACCTCTAAGCAAAAAATTCCAACAAGTATTATCAAGAGAGTTATCCTGTAAATATATCCCGGCATGTTTATTTCCTTCTATAAAAGCAGTATGTTTAGATTTAGATAATACTTTACATCAAGGAGTATTAGGAGAAGACGGAATTGACGGTGTTATATTATCCGAAGAACATAAGTTGTTACAAGAAATGCTTAAAAAGTTAAAAGAAGATGGCATATTCTTAGCACTTGTATCAAAAAATGATGAACAAGACGTTTTAAATTTATTTCAAAGTAGAACCGAGTATCCGTTATCTATTAAAGATTTTAGTGCGATGGAGATTTCCTGGGATAGTAAAACTGATTCGATAATTAAAATTTCTAAAAAATTAAATATAGGAATCGATTCCATATTATTTGTAGATGATAATATAGGAGAACTTCTTTCGGTAGTTTCATCATTAGAAGGCATAAAGACAATACATGCATCGGATAACGCAACTTTAACCAAAGAAATAATTAGTAACTATCCCAGAATATGGAAATGGAGCATCAGTGAAGATGATAAAAAAAGAGTAAATGATCTTGGTGCAAATCAAGAAAGAGAAAAAATCGCAAAATCTTCACAAAATTTGAATGAGTATTTTAAGAGCCTTGGTGTTACATTGTCATTTGATTACAACAATATAAATCATGCTCAACGAGTGACCGATCTGTGTAATAAAACAAATCAATTTAATTTATCACTAAACAGAACGCAAGAACTTGATATTTCAAATAAAATTAAACAAGATAATTGTTGTGTTGCAAGTGTAAGTTTATCAGATAAATTGTCAGACAGTGGCATTATCGGAATTGTTCTTGCAGAAACCGATCATTCAAATTTATTAATTACAGAAGTTTGTATTAGTTGTCGAGCCATGGGAAGAAATTTAGAAGATACTATTATTTTTACTTCTATAAAAAATATGGATATATTTAAAAATCTTAAGACAGTAACATTTAATATAAAACAAGGACCAAGGAATCAGCCAGCAATCAATTGGTTAAAAAAATTAACTAAACAATCAGTTCACAATGAAGAAAAAATAATTATAGATGCTGAAGTAATTAAAAATTTTAATTCTTTAAAAGAAATTGATATAAAGGTGCAAAAATGAAAAATATAGAAAATAAAGTAATTTCAGTTATTTCTAAAGTATTAAAGGAAGATGTTGATATAGATACATCTAGAAAAAATTCTAATAATTGGGATTCTCTTAAACACATCGAAGTTATATTTGCAATAGAAGATGAATTTGAAATTGAATTCACAGAAGAAGAAATGTATAAAATGAATGATGTATCTTCATTTGTTAGGAAATTAAGTAATGAAGCATAATTACAAACTTTCTGAATCTATTTTTCAAATGCGTCCCATTAATAACAATGATGCAGAATTTACATTGATGTTAAGAAATGATAGTAACTTAAACCATTACTTGAATAAGACATCTAATAAAATCAGCGATCAGATTGCCTGGTTAGAAAACTATTACAAAAAAAACGATGACTTTTACTTTGTAATCGAACGTATAAAAGATAAAAGGCAGGAAGGATTAATTGCTTTATATGATATTGATTTTAAAAATAACACGGCAGAATGGGGTAGATGGATACTAAGAACAGAATCAATGGCTGCTATAGAAAGTGCTTTAATGATTTATAAATTTGCCTTTGAAGAGTTAAAACTTGAAAAAATTTATTCTAGAACTGTTTCGTTAAATAAAAAAATAGTATCTTTTCATGATTCGTGTGGCATTACAAGTAAAAAAGTTTTGAAAGATTATTTCGAATTAGACGGGAAAAAAGTCGATTCTATAGAACATACTGTCGACAAAACAACGTATAGTGATGTAGTTAATAAATTAGAAAAACTTTCTAATCTTATGGCCAAAAGAATATGCTAGAAAATTTAACTTTTCATCATTTAGGATATGCCACAAACAAAATCGAGGATGAAATTGAATATTTTTTTAAATTAGGATACGAACTCGAAGGTAATTTTTTTGAAGACAAATTACAAGGAATTAGAGGGTGTTTTCTTGTAGGAAATGGTCCTAGATTAGAATTATTAGAAAATTTAAGTAATTCTAAAACACTTGATCCTTGGTTAGAATCAAAAATTAAAATGTATCATATAGCATACACTACTAAAAATCTTAATTTTTCTATTAACTTAGCAAAAGAAAATAAAGGAAAATTAATTGTTCCTCCTACGACTTCTATTGCATTTAAAGGAAATCAGATAGCATTTGTATCTTTTAGAAATGCACCTTTATTAGAACTAATAGAATCGCTAGATTGACTTTCACTATATTAACTACTGAATATTGCGCCAAATAAATATATGCTACTATATTGGAGAAAACAGTGACTCGTAAAACTTATAATTTAAGCGATAATGGAGAAAATTCTATACGTAACGAAAAATCTGAAAAGAATCATAATAAACTATACGAGTTTACTAAAGAATTGTTACCTTACTATGGAACAAATTGGCACCGTCAAAGTTTAGTTACATTAAAAACAGAAACACTTTCTGCAATTCTTGCATTAAATGCAATTTATCAAAAAATATTAGATATTCCTGGATCTATATGTGAGTTTGGAGTCCATTGGGGTGCAACGTCTTCAACTCTTATAAACCTAAGAAATTTATACGAACCTTACAACTATACTAGAATAATCTATTCGTTTGATACTTTTGAAGGTTTCGTAAATCTTGATAATAATGATGGCCAATTAAACAAAATAGGAGATTATAAAAGTCTTCCTAATTATGAAAAAACTTTAGAAGAAATTTTAAAAATACACGAAGGATTTGGTCCTAATTCTCACTTACAAAAATTTGAATTAATAAAAGGGGACGCATCGATAACTATCGATAAATGGTTAGAAGATAACCCACAGGCAACTATTGCTCTTGCAATATTTGATATGGACCTGTATGCGCCTACCAAAAAAGTATTGGAAAAAATTATTCCAAGACTAACCAAAGGATCTGTATTACTGTTTGACGAATTAAATTGCAAAAATTTTCCTGGCGAAACTCAAGCAGTAGATGAAGTGTTAGGTATTAATAATTTAAAATTAAGAAAATTACCTTGGCAGGCAAAACTTGCATATGCTATTTACGGAGAATAAAAATGATATTATTAGCAGGATACGGTTACTGGGGTAAAAATTTAGCAAGAAATTTTTCTAATGAACTATCAGCAATTTGTGAAAAAGAGAAATCGCTGTTAAGTATTGCAAAAAATTTATATCCACATGTTGACGCATACGATAATTATGAGCAGGCTTTAGAACATCCAGGAATCAAAGCAGTATTAATCGCAACAAAAACTAAAGATCATCTGCCTATGTCTAGACTTGCTTTAGAAAAAGGTTATGATGTATGGATTGAAAAACCAGTTTGTCAAGACATAAACGAAATTAAAGAATTAATAAAAATTAGTGAACAAAATAATAAAATTATCTTTGTTGATCATACATTTTGTTATCATCCGGCGGTAGAAAAAATTAAAACAATTGACATCGGAAAACCTTTATATTTCGATAGCACTAGAATAAGTTTAGGACTGTTTCAACCTGATGTTGATGTAATCCTCGACCTTGCAATTCATGATGTAAGTATCATAAACTTTTTATATCCAGATTTAGAGTTAAGCGAAAAATATATAGTTAAAAATAATCATGTAAACAATATTCCTAATCAAGCAATTGTTAATTTAAAATTTACAAATGGTTTTACAGCCAACATTAATGTAAACTGGGTTAGTCCGGTTAAAAAACGAGAAATAATTTTAACTGGAAATAAAAGTAGCATTGTCTACGACGATATTGACACTGACAAAATAAAAATTTATCAAACCGGTGATATAAAAGAAGACTATAATTCAAATAAGTTAGGAGATATGATTGCACCTAGATTAGATACTACCGAAGCATTATTTCTTGGAAAAAAACATTTTTTAGAGTGCATAAAACATAGAACTCAGCCTAGAACAAACATTTACGAATCATTAAAAATAATGGAGTGGTTATTGTCATGATACCTTTTTATAGTTTTGAAAAAATACACGACTCTATAAAACACGAATTAATAGAAAAGTCTGCTGAAATAATAACCAGCGGAAATTATGTATTTGGAACTAGTAAATTTGAAGAAGAATTTGCATCATATGTTGGTTCTAAGTATTGTATTGCTGTATCATCGGGCACATCGGCATTGCATCTGTCCTTATTAGCATTAGGTATTAAGCCAGGAGACGAAGTAATAACTGTAAGTCATACTTTCAGAGCAACTGTTGCTGCTATAGAGTATTGTGGAGCCATACCTGTTTATATTGATGTTGATAAAGATACATTTACAATGGATCATACTCAACTCGAAGATAAAATCAGCAATAAAACGAAGTGTATATTACCCGTTCATCTTTATGGTAATATGGCTAACATGACCGAAATTATGTATATTGCAAATAAACATAATATACCTGTTTTAGAGGATTGTAGCCAGGCGCACGGATCAACTCTGGATAAAAAACATGCTGGAACTTTCGGATCTTTAGGAACATTTAGTTTTTATCCTGGCAAGGGACTAGGAGCATTAGGTGACGCAGGATGCATAGTAACAGATAATAAAGAACTTTATGATTACCTCTGTAAGGCAAGAAGTTGGGATGATAACGAAATTGGATTCAATTATAGAATGTCAAACATTCAGGCTGAATTTTTA